AAATACTTCAGTGCTTCAATGCTATCAACACCTAACTCTTGTAGGTTACGTGTGAAGATAGATTGGTTAAGTTTGTCTTGGGCAGTGTCTTCATAAACCGGTCCCATCCAGCGCCAGCAAATAGTACGGTCACCATCTGGCGCCAGTCCCAACACGCCTTCTGGAATTTCTTTTGTTTCAACTGCAGTAGCAATTGCTTTTTGTAATTTTTTCTCGTAAAGTGTTTTTGCTTTGTTATATTTTTCTTCCTGCTTGGGATCCTCGCTGTCCTCAGGGGGTTGTGGGTATTTAATCCCCGAAGCATACGCCAACGATTTACGGAAAATTTGCTCTTCCTGGAAGATCATTAATTCAAAACACTTGCAGATTCCATAGGTGTACAGCTGCAGGCATTTTTTCTTTGCTGTAGCACTTACACGACCATAAGCTGATTTAATTTCTGTGGCCGTGACGTTAGTAATACTGAGGTCATCGATGCCGCCAAGGGCAAGTCGAATCTCACTGCGAAGCTGCTCCGCATAACGCGCTTGGTCCGTACTTACCGCATTGGGTGTAATAAAACCAACCCTGTCAGTCGGCTCCAGGTTTGCAATGACGCGTGGAACCCGCATGCCACCACCAGGTTTACCGATGTAACCAGGTGGTTGACGCGAAACATTGTCTTGCTTGTACGTTGAGCTGGAAAGACTAAACTCCGATTGAAAGCCAGATTGGCTGGAGATGCTCGGTCGTTGTGCAATATCCCCGTCAGCTTTCTCAATGATGTCTTGTTTGGGACGCGAAGACAGCAGCGTAGGGTTACCAAAGAAAGACAGATTGGCACGGATGTTTTTAACCATCTCATCGTGCGCCACAATTTGATTAGCCAGCCAATCAAATTCTCCCGCGCCTTCAGTACCAAAAGCGTCTGGATTGTTGAAGACCTCCACGCACGGAATAAACTCCATAGAATTGACAACTGTCTTCTGACTTAACGTTGCAAATTCCATGGGACTATCAAAATTTAATTCTTGTTCGCTGTGGTACTCTTCGATTTCTGTTGCAGTAATCCGGAGCCGCATGTAACGCTTATCGGTCTGCAAACCAACACCGCCAAAGCCGCGTGATGCCTTGACTTTGTAGGAATAAATAATGATAACTTCTTCTAATTCACCATCTGGAGAATAATAAGTGCGGTATGCATCTTTATCAAACCAGTAAAGCCTGTACGTTTTTTTGGTCGGCCTGATATAAAATAATCCTTTGCCGTAGGAAAGAAAGCGGTCCCAAATTGAATCCAGTCGCGCATCTAATTTGTTAAATTTGATGACTTGCTGAACAAAATCAAAACGCTGGGTCCCAAAGTTGTCTTGTTCGGGGTAAAATTCAACGCCTTGTCGGATGCCGAACATTCGCATCTGCGACAAGTGCGCGTTCACCAGCATGGTGTCTGCTGGTCCCTGGCCGTCTCGTGTTACGACTGACTTGAGGATAGATTCTAAAACGCTGTTACTATCGCTCATTGGAAATCAAAAACACTGGTTTAATTATGCCTCAATATCGTAGCCAGCGCCAAGCCTTTTGAGAATAATCACATCATCTTCCACTTCGACATCAAAACGCTCGTTAGGAGCCAGGGCCATGTCGTGGCACAGTTCGTCGGGAAGCGGGATTACAGCAGAACCATAGGCATCCTGCTCTAATTCAAGGGTGTAGTAGCTGGTAGACATGAGAGGTGGTTTTTTTAGTTTAGTTCCAGAATACTTTATAGTACTCAATTTTTCACAGGGTTAATATTCCAGCTCCAATTTACCCCGCGTCATCAGCCCGTTACAAAGCCACACCAAGGCATCGACTGCATCGTCATGGGAGCTCACACCAAAATTAAGAATCTCGTCAGTTAATGCTTGAAATTTACGATATTTGTTAAAAATTAATTTTCTTTGCTCAAAAAGACCCATAATTCCCCTAAAACGCGCAACTTTGTCTCCACGAAAACCTTTGACTGCGTGCCAGTTGATGTTGTAAAGTCCGTGATCACCTAAGCAGATGCGTCGAAAGTCGGCCTCTAAGGATGCTTGATACGCCACTGCCTCAGACCAGACATCAATGTGGCTGCCTGTGGGAAAATATTGATCTTTGTCTTTGTGAACAACACCCCACTCCTCCATCATTTCCATAAGAGCTTCCAATTTCTCTAAGTTCCCCATAATACGCAGTCGTTTGCAATCAATAATGTGAATTTTGTCCCCCACTCTGCCGCCCATAACAAATACAGTGTAATCATTTCGTTCCCTAACGCCAGCAGAAAGATCAACGCCAATGCCTAATGCATCAAATTGTGTAGCAATCGCGCCTTTAACAATTAATTCAGGTGAAACCGCTAACTCACTAGTTTGCACAATTTGATTTTGATACTGAAAACTAAACGCAATGGGTGCTTGCCTTCTGCGATCTTGAAGATATTCAAGTGACCACATTTCTGGCCAATAAGACACTTCATCTCCTTTGTTATCAATTGTGATAGCTGACTGTACTAACTGAATCCAATCATTTTGTGGGATAAAAGTTGTCCCGTGCATATCATCGTGGCGAAACCTCGTACCAAGGCAGATTGCTCTGCCACCTTCAAACATTGTTGGCGTAATAACTGAATTCCAGTTATCTTCCATTGCTACACGAATATCCCTATTTTTAATTTCGTCGGCGGACTTACAAATGTCGTCGATCACGCAGAGGTGACTACGTTTTGAAGTCACTGCACCTTTCAAACCCGCGCAACAGATAGTAAATTCTTCTTCTGCCGCAGATTTAAGTCCAGCAAATTTCCAATCAATACTCCAATATTCGTTTGAGTTGATGCCTTTAGCAATTTTAACCGTGGGAAAAATTTCCCGATAAGTTTTACTTTCTTCAATAATTCGTTTGATAGCAGCACTTTTAGGTCGTGCCACATCCACCGTGTAAGAAATATAAAGAATTTTTAGTGGTTTCTTGTGCAGCGCATGCACGCCAATAGTCCAGGCACAAAAAAGACCTGTTACGGTACTCTTTGCGCTCCCCCTGGGACTGAGAATGTCAACGTTGGGGCCAGCGATTCCAATGAGGCATTCGGAATCTTTTCCCGTGCAAAGATAACGGTGCCATTCTTTATGGTGCGCTGCTGGTGGTTTAGCACCTACAACATCGCAAAAATAAGCAAAATCTATGCGTGCGCGTTCAATATCAATATTAGTTGTTTTCTTGACAACATGCTGTTTTGCTGCAGCCCTTGCCGTGCGCCGATAGACGCTATAGAGATTCGTTCCCGCCATGCGCTTACCTTAGCGCACTGCGCCTTAAGATTCTTCCGATAAGATCTTGGTCCAAACGCCCATGGAGGCTTCCTGAAGAGGCCCTTCAATCGGATCGTCACGGAAAATGGACAGCATCTCACGCAGTGCTCGATCTGCACCAGCAAGAATTAAACCTTGTTTATCAGTCAGTACACGCTCGTCATTAATTTGTTTGATTGTGCCACGCAATTCTTTTTGGAGCATAGCAATACGTGATGCCCCCATATCTTGTTTGATGATGCCCATATCAATGGCCTCACGGAGTTTTGCAATATCTTGCTGCATGGAGTCAATCTCCATTTCCATGATGCCATTAAAATTCCTTTTCTTGTATTCTTTTTGCGACCACTCATCACAATCAGCAATGCTTCCTGTACAACCCAAAAAACGGGCATACAAGTACATCTGAATAGTCGAGTTGGTTTTTTTACAAAAAGCAAGAAAGGATTCGCGGTCTTTTTCGGTTAAGCCTTGAATCCAGTCGATCATACGCGGTAAGCACTCCGAGATTGCTCGTAATCTCTGCTCTCTTTATAGCGCCTAAACATCTCTTGTTGCAAGTCGGTCGTCCGTTGTTCTGCTGCCGTTTTACCAACGGTTGCACGTTGTTGTGTTCCGGTTTCTTGAATCAAGCCAGTTTCACCAACAAAACGTTGGCGTTGCGTCTCTTGTGTACCAGCAATAGCTTGTGCTTGTGTTTGACGTTGTTGTGCACCTCCAGTCTCAAGCAGTCCGGTTTCACCAACATAACGTTGACGCTGAGTCTCCAGTCCACCCGCAATGGCCTGTGCCTGAGTTTGACGTTCTTGTTCGCCAGTGGCAGCGATTCCAAGACGTTGTTGTGCGCCTTGAGTCTCATATCCAAAACGCTGCTGCATGCCTGTTGCAGCAATTCCAAGGCGTTCCTGCTCACCTGTTGTTAAAGCAGTTAAGCGCTGTTGTTCCCCTGTTGCAGCAATACCTAAACGCTGTTGAGCACCCCCAGTTTCAAGTAAGCCTGTTTCGCCCAGATATCTTTGGGCCTGTGTCAACCGTTCTTGCTCACCCGTAGCAGAAATGCCAAGCCGTTGTTGTGTTCCTGTGGTTTCCAGTAAGGATGTCTCTCCCGCATAACGCTGCGCCTGAGTTAAGCGCTGTTGTTTCCCAGTAGCGGAAATTCCGAGGCGTTCCTGCTCACCTGCAGTTTGATAGCCTAAGCGTTGTTGTGCGCCTTGAGTCTCATATCCAAGACGCTGTTGAGCACCACCAGTTTCAAGTAAACTGGCTTCACCAGCATATTTTTGTGCTTGAGTTTGACGCGCTTGAACACCGGATTCCTGAAGCAACCCAGTTTCACCTATAAACCTTTGCGCTTGTGTTTGCCGTTCCTGCTCACCTGCAGTTTGATAGCCTAAACGTTGTTGAGCACCTTGCGTCTCATAGCCAAGGCGTTGTTGTTCTCCTGTAGCGGAAATACCTAGACGTTCTTGTTCACCTTGTGTTAAATATCCAAGACGTTGTTGCGTCCCCTGTGTCTCATATCCAAGACGTTGTTGGGCGCCTGTTGTCTCAGCTAAACTGGTTTCACCAGCATAACGTTGACGCTGTGTTTCCTGTTCGCCAACATACTTTTGCGCTTGCGTTTCACGTTCCTGTGCCCCAGCAGTTTGATAGCCAAGACGCTGTTGTGCGCCTTGCGTTTCATAACCAAGACGCTGTTCTGCACCTCTGGTCTCTTCTAAACCTGTTTCACCAAGAAATTTTTGCGCCGTCGATTCACGTTCTTGTTCGCCAGCAGTCGTCAACCCGAGGCGATACTGTTCACCCTGTGCTGCCGTAGAAGCACGTTCTTGTTCACCCTGTGTTGCATAGGTTAAGCGCTGTTCAGCACCAGTGGCTTGCGTCCTGCGGATATCTTGACCCGCCATGAACTCACTATTGGTGCGGTCCAGTTGCGCACCAAGCTCCATATTGAGCCGTTGTTGAGCACTACTCGTCTCGTTTAAAGCAATCTGGCTTGATAATGATTGAGTAGGAACTGTTGTCGGCGGCGGCGGTGGGGGCGGCGGCGGCGCATAGACGATCTGGGGTGCAGGTGCTGACTTCTTCTTACCCATGACGGCGTAATTCCTTATTTAGTACTATAACAAAAGAACATTAACTATTAGCCGAAACTGATTTCGCGGCCTCTAAAAGCACCAAAAGATTGATTGGCAGCCTGCTGTTGCAGTGCCATGGCTTGTGCACGTGCTGCTTCACCTTGGGCGGCAGAATAAGCCTGATTTTGTTTGGACGCCATGATATTTTGAACATTGGAGGGCAGCCCTTCTGCAAAAGCACGGTAGGCTTTACTGGCGGCCAAAGCACGTTGAGTTGCTTCCGTTCCAGCTTGACTTAAATAGGGGTATAACGCTGCAAGCTGTTTGTTTTGTTGATTAGCTGTAATATCGGATACTTGTTGTTGATATTCAAGGTCAAGTGGCATGCGTGCTTTTTGATAATCAAGAAGCTCGCGATAAGATTGCGAAAGATTTCCTAAAGGGTTGCCAGCAGGGTATGCGCTGGGGGCTTCAGGGGCTGCATAGTTAGCAGGCAATGGATTACCAGAAAACACAGTCGGCGCGTTTTGAAAAATATTTGCAAAATCCCCTAAGTTAACATCTCGTTTGCCTGTAACAAAATCCGTACCAACAAAAGCAGGCACCGCAAATCCTGGTTTAAACGTTACAGCTTGATTCCAGGGGTAGCTTGCCATTTTTACTGATACTGATACTGGGAAGTAAGAGCAGAACCGGCTTGTGAGGCAGCGTTGACGCCCATCTGTTGAGCAGCTTGTTGACTACGCTCAAGCATATTGGCAGCAGTTGCAATATTTTGGCGAATACCTGCAGCAGCCATCTGGCGAGCCAGTTCCTGCTTGGAACGGAATTCACTTGCCTTGGCAATTTCAGGAAGAAGCATCCGCATTGAGTCGCGTTGCGCAGTCGCTTCCCTAAGCGCTTCTGCTGTACGGCCTGCTCCATAGCCTAAGGGGTTGATCACATCAAGCGCAGTGCCATACGGGGCAACACCACCAAATTGGCCAAGGCCTGAGGGAAGGGGATTACCCATGGCATCGTAGTTGACGGCGCCAGGTCCCTGGGTACCGAGCACACCAGCTGCTGCTTGTGCTGCTGCGTTAGCAGGTCGCCCAACTGCTTGTCCAGCCAAATTGCTAACAGCCCCAGCAACAGGAGCTAATAACGCTCCGCTTGCAAGTTGAGTCCCAATATTTGCAGCCCCACCAATAACACCTGGGGCGGCCAGCATTGCTTTTTCAATTCCAGTGAGTCCCAGACCCATTCCTTGTTTCTTTAAAAGCATCTCAATCGGTAATCCCTTAGCCATGCGGCCAGCCGCTAACCCACCTGCACCAGCACCAAGGCCGCCTGTAACACCCCCCAGCAAAGCACCGGTTGCAGCACCTCCCAACGTAGAGCCCAAGTCGCCACCGCTTCCTTGGTATCCTTTAACCCCACCAAGTGCGCCGCCTAACGCAGCACTGCCTAAAATCCAGGGAATCATAACTTTTAATTTGTCTTGATTAACATTTTAATGTCACTAAGCTTTAAAAATTATGCAGCATAGATAGACTGGCCCGTACCGACTGCATATGCTTCAGGGCTTGCGGCTTTGGATATACCACTAGAAAACGCATTGCCTAGGCCGGCGCCCAAGGCGGCTCCACCAAAAGATAACAATGCATTACCCGCCGCCGTATCTAAGAAACCAGGTGTCCCCTTAACGCCTTCAATTGTTTGGGGTGCCAATTGTACATTTGAGACACTCATACTGTTATCTGTAATGCGTGTCTCATTGGCATTTCTAAAACGATTAGGAACATCTTGAGAATCCCAATTAGAAACAGGAGTTGAAAAGTTTTTTGTCGTGTAACGATCTAAAAAAGTTTTACCTTTTTGATTTTTCCCCTCCGCAAAATAACTGTTGTAAGACATCGTTAATTCTAACCAAGGAAAGCAGATCCCATTTTGGCACCTGCTGCTAAGAACGGTCCTGCCCCAGGGATCATGCCAAGTAATGGTGCTGCAGCAGACAAGAGCTTGCCGCCAAAGCCGGGCTCGCCCTGCACACCTGCAACAGTAAAGGGCGAGAATGTCTGAGGGTAGAGTGCTGTGAAATTATCCGTTAATTGTTGAACATTTCCACCACCCATACTGCTGGGCGTAGCAAGAGCCCTTTCCTTTTCTTTCTCTTGTTGTTGTTGTTGTTGATTGAATTTACTGGCATTGTCTGCGCCTTGATATAATGCGTTTGTAAATTTATCTAGAAAAGACTTTCCTTTTGTTTCGCCAGCTTCAGGTTCATATGCATAAGGATTTTTTTCTTTAACCCACTTATCGGTATCAAAGATATTGGGACTTGGTTTGTAGTCGTAAGGATTTGAAGGCATAGGAGCATTTGCAGCTCCTGTGTAATCAAAATACGAATTAAGTGTACTGCCTGCCATGTTCTTAATGTTGTAATTTAACCATTTTAACGAACATGTTACTGATTAACCGTAGCGTGGTGCAGGAGAATTGATGGCTTGTTGGGCTGCGGCCATGTAACCTTGAAGATTACTGCCACCACCTGACAAGTAACTACCACCGTACAATGATCCGCTGCCCTGGGAAGCCATTTCTCTGGCCTGGATCAACTGCAACTGATGTTGGAACTTCTGTTGTTCTAGTACAGCCTCACCTGCTTGCGCATTTGTTAATGCAGACACGCCAGGGATATACTGTTGATTTGCATAAGCAACAGGGGTGCCCATACTTCTCATAGGAAGTTGATACTGGGACTGTGCATACATTTGCCGGTTGGGCGGCTGATTCAACGCACCCACTAAACCACCCACTGCAGCGGTTGCTGCCACTGGTGCAGCAGACCCTACAAGTTTGGCGACTGCTGCTGGATCCATGCCTGACGCAAATTGCGCAATGTTACCCATTACTCCAGGGGTATCAACTGCATTTGCTGCTGCATTTACCGCGTTTTGCAAATAACCAAGAGAGCCTTTTTCAGCGGCACTGCTGATCATGCCGGCGCCTGTTTTAAAAAAATCACCTAACACCTTTCCTGCTAAACGGTTCATCCGACTTGTACTCCTTGGTTGGGGAATTTGCCAACAGTGTTGGGATCTTTTTCATTAATTGCAGCAGCCGCAGGTTCTGCTACCAGTGGTACCAATCTATCAGCGGCAATAAATTTATCGCGTTCAATTAACCCCCGATCTACACCGTTTAAATATTTTTTCATAAAATCACCGGCCAATTGATTGTGAAAAGGATCTGGGAAAGCTGGCTCAGGTGTTTGTATTTGCCCTCGCATTGTATCCTCGGCTTGCATAGCGGCTTCAGAGGAAAACGTACTTCCACTAGGTACGTTTTTATCTGGACCAGAACTTTTTAGATAGGCTTGGAGAAACTGATTAGCGCCAGACTGTCCAGGAGACATGTTGGCGTTTGGCCCCAAAAATCCTGCGTAGGGGGTATCACCATCACGCAGAGCTTGTTCTGATGGAGAAGAATAATTTTTGGCAAAGGGCGCAACCATTTATTCTTTACCTTTGTTTTCTTTTTTCTTGCGTAGTTTCATCAGTGTTTTGGCCAAGTTTGCCTGCTTCACTGTTTTGGGATCATGTTTTTCAGGATTTGCCGTAACCTCTGCTGCATACTCAGCTGAGGACATTCCTTTCTCCTTAGCTTTACGACCAAAAGCTCCAGGGTGTTCGCTTGTTGCACCTTTAATCCAATTCTTGTTGTCAGACATGTTCAGTTTTCAATGTACTTACGGACGGCTGTAAAAACAGAAGACTTATTGGCAACACCGTTAATGTATTCTGCAACAACAGTGGCGGTTTTAACCTGGGGAAGCAGTTCGCTATTCTTTTCATAGTTGCGAACTTTTTCGGCAGCAGCAGCAGGCAGCCAAGCAGCAGCAAGATCAGTAGCAATGCGTTTGATTTCTGCGGAAGTCAATTTACCGTCAGCTAAGGTTTCCACCACAACTTCAAAAGTTGCATCAACCTGCGATCCGCTCCAATTACGCATATTTTGATCCAGGACCGGATCAATGATGTTGTATGCTTTTTGAGCAAGGGGGCCGTATTTTTTAAGTGTATTGCTTGCTGCACTTTTGTTAAAGCGTGCGGCAAAAATTGTTGCGGCAACGCCAATTGCAACTGCAATAATTGGTTCCAGAAAAGTCATTGTACGTGCTTAGCTGTCTTTAATTTAACATCGGCAATTACGACAGAACGTAGCTAGCAGGCTTAAAAAAGATTCCGGCACCCGCATCGGCCAGGTGTGCTGGGGTTCTGCTGGAATGCGAAGGCATTGCATCGTAAATGGATTGCCGTGCTGCCCGACGTTCCACATCTCGTTGCATTTGTTCTGCAACTAGATCTGCCTGTGCTCCACCAACTTGTTCCATGCCAGGGGCGAGCGTTTTGCCAAAACCTTGCTCAGGATCATAGCCATATTTGTTCAGGTTTGCGCGTTGCTTAACGCCTTGAACCGCCAAATGTAAAAATTCTTTAGGAGCAGAAGGCTGTGTTGCAGCAGCCACGGTTTCCCCCGTACCTACATACTCGGGACTTGATTCAGATTGTCCGCTGTATTTCTTAGCCAGCATCTCGTCACGCATAGCCTCACGTTGTATGCGATTTGTATTTGCTCCATGGGCAAGTAACAAGGTTTTATCCAGGTCCCGAATTTCTTCCAAAGACGGGCCGACAGCTGCCGAACGTACTGCAGGGGCAATCGCAAGTTGAGATTCTTGAGACACACCCTGTGGAGCGCCTTCAGCTTCGTTTAATATTTGCCTCATTGCGCCAATATGCTGCCCCGCACTTCGGTATAAACGGGCATCACTCTGTGCCATTGCTTGAAGCTGTGCTCCAAAAAGATCAGCAAGTTTAGGTTGTGTCTCAACTGAACGAGTTTCAGGCTCAACCACAACTACTGGTGCAACTGCTGCGGTAGGTGCTGCTTCAGCACCACCAAGCATTTCTACGTCAGTATCTCGTAAACCTGGATACGCCCGTTGCATTGTTTCATACATTTTTGATTGACGGAATGCATTAGCTTTTTCTACGGCACCCCCGATCAACTGGTCTTCTTCTGAGCCAGGACGGAAAGATTGCGACGTTGTAATAACTGCACTCTGCGTTGCAGGTTCAGTTTCAGAAGAAACTTGTGTTGGTTTTTGCGGAGACAGTCCTTTTAAATCTTGAACAAGTGCAGTTTGATTAATGTTTAAATTTTGATGGTAATTTTCTGCTGTGCTTTGATTTGTGATGTCGCCAGAATTTCGTGCTACGTCTGAGTTGACATCTGGCGCGTACCTGACTTCGGGGGAGTGGACTTCAGGCTCCGTATCCAGTGCCAATGCACCAAATCCTGCAGGGGGCGGCGGATTCCCACCTGGGGGCGGTGGATTCTCTCCGCCATACTTACTTACTAAATAGCCTGCTCCAGCAAGAGCACCAGCAGCCAGTGCTGCTTTACCAATGACATCAACGGTGCGACGAACGGGACCCATAGTAGGTCCGCCTTGCCTTCCAATACTGCGCGTATAGGAGTAAACTTCAGGCGCCAAAGCCATCCGCTCGGCTGGGGACTGCGGATACGGACGGCCGGTCATCTGTGACCACAGTGCAAAGTCCTGAGGAGAAACGGACATTTTATAAGAATACTTCTATATAACTGATTTTAAGCGTTATAAACACGTTTAACGATCAGATGGCGTTAGAACATTAAAAATACTTTCTACCGATTGTTGCGATTTCTCTGAAAGTGGGCGTTTAGACCGAATTGGGCCGAACGGACTTCTTACATAACCAGTATAAATATTTTCTGGACCATAAATAGCAGAACCGTATGGTTGCGTTTCAGGGGCTACTGGTTGGACGCCAGGAACCAGAGGCTCCTGGTTTGCTGGTG